TGTAGCCAGCAGCTGACACCTCGAAGGCTGTCAGGCTTGACCTAAAGGAATGCGCTACGTTTGGCGTATAACTTGCCGTCAGAAGCATCGCGTAAACCGTGGTAGTAGAAAGTATTAGCTGTTCATTGAAAATGGCTGTGAGAGTGGCGGTTGGGACTGTGTGCGCACCGTCCCCTAGGAAATCCGCGTCAAAGCTAAAAGCCTCAACCCTGAAAATTCCGCCTATGTGATTTTGCTGCGACCCGAAATTGTTCCATCCTAGTATGTATTGTTCGGATGGCATTGAATTTATAGGGCGATAATAAATCAGCATACCCTGAGCGCCCGTAATGTTGGCGCCGCTCCATTGCGTCTGGGCGATGGTCGTTGTAACGATCGCGCTTGCCGTGGCAATGGTCACGGCGACAGCTTTACCGCCCGCTGTGTAACTGCCTACTGGGGTGATTTCGCCGCTGGTTACCGATGCCCTGGTGTCCATGATGTCAGGGTCGAACACAAACCCAGGCCCCATTAGTTGCCCGTACCATGTACCAGTCAGCGGGGCTGCTGGGGTGGTGATGGAATTTAGGTAAGCGTTGGAGTAGGTGAAAGATGGCACGCGAAATCAGGTCTAGGATCCTGACAGCAGCTTAATCCCGCTGGTCATGACCCCATTGTCTACCGTCAACCTCCCGGTTCCATTTTTCTCCCAGCTCGACCCGAGCGACGGGCCCGAGGGGTGGCGCCAATGCCAGACCAGCTCGATCGCCATGGCCCTGGCCTACCTGAAGACGCCGGGGATTGCGGACGACACCGATTACCTGGCCCTCGTGCGCCGCCTGGGCGACACCACAGCGGCCGAAACCCACCGGCGAGCCCTGGCCTCCCTGAAAGTTCCGGCCACGTTCCGGCAAAACATGGGGGTCGATGACCTGAAGGCCTGCCTGCTGCGGCGCCGGCCCGTGGCGATCGGCATCCTGCACCGTGGCCCCGTCACCCGGCCCAGTGGAGGCGGGCATTTTGTCATCGTGACCGGGTATGACGCCAGAGGCTGGCTGGTTCATGACCCGTACGGCGAACTCGATCTGGTTGCTGGGGGGTGGGTGCGGACGGGCAACGGCAGCGGCCGGGGCCAGCACTATTCGTTTCGCAACACCAACCCCAGGTGGTTGGTTGAGGGGCCCCGGTCGGGCTGGGGGTGGACGTTCCCGTGATCAGTCCTCCCGCCAGCCTGGTCCGTCCTGCACCATGCCGGCCCAGCCAGGCTGCCCCGCGGCGGCGTCCTCATCCAGTCCCTCGATCGGTTCCAGCTGGGCCCACCGTGCCGAGGGGTTGTGCCATTGCTGGGCGCGCCGCTGCTCAATCAAGGCACGAATCTGGGCGGGTGATCGGTCCTGGTGTAGAACCCCGTCAATGCAAACTTCCAGGCAGTAGCCGCCATTTTTCGCGTCTGTTCCTACTCTCGTTTCAAAATCCTGATCTGCCATGGCTTCGACCTCGAATAGTTGGATGGTGCCGAACCTCACGCTAGAGGCTGAATCTGCCCTGGAACGGGGCCGCATGATGCTGCAACAGATGACCCCAGAGCAGGTGTTGGCCCAGGCTCACGTGCTGCTCACGCAGTCGGTAACGAATGGCGTGATCATCCGCCAGGCTGCCCAGCGCATCTGCGAACTGGAGGCCTGTGTTGCGGTTCGGGAGGGGTGATCACTCCACCGGCCCCACTGAGGCGAATAGGTCGGGTTGGTGGCCGGCGGCCTGGGCTCTGCTGATTCGATGCTGGGCAAGGTCGGGGCTGCGTGCATCCAAGACTGCTATCAGAGACAGGCAATCGAGCAGGGCGTCAGGGTCAATCGTGCCGCGGCGGGCGAGGGTGGCTGAGATCAGCGCTGCTGGGACTGGGTTTTTCATGCCCCTTCCTCCATTTCCTCTAGCATCAATTCCAGGCGCGCCAGGGCGTTCCATGCCAGATGCGCGGCATGCAACATGTTGCTCTCGGCATCGCATTCGATCCCCTGGCTTTCATCCAACCAGTGGCGCATCATCGCCTCTGAATAGCGCTCTACGCCATCAGGCACGGTGCGCCAACCGTTGGGGGAGTACTTGATTGCCCCATAGGTGCCGACGTGGGTGACGGCCAGGAGGGCACGGCTGAAGCCGCCAAGGACCAGGTTCGGGCGAGGCTTAAGCGCATCGAGCTTGGCGCCAGGTTCGTGCTGGTCGCGGCCGGTCGGATCGTGATCGCTCATACCCTGGCCACCACCACCCGCTCCGGCTGGTACTGGTATTTACCCGCCCGATCTTGATAGGTGGTTTCACAGGGATCCCCCTCAAAGAAGAGCAATTGGCAGATGCCCTCCTCCGCGTAGATGCGGCAGTCGGCCCCGGAGGAATTGCTGAACTCCAGGGTGAGGTGCCCCTCCCAGGCGGCCTCTGCTGGTGTCATGTTGGCAATGATCCCCAGCCTGGCGTAGGTGCTTTTGCCCAGGCAGATCACGGTGATATTGGGCGGCACCTTCAGCTTTTCCAGAGCCACCCCCAGGCCGTAGGTGTGAGCCGGCAGGATGAAATAGCGGCCGTCATCGTCCTGGTGCAGAAGGGCTGGCTCCAGGTTGCAGGGGTTGGGCCGCTTGGGGTTCATGACCGTGCCCGGCACATGGCGGAAGATCAGGAACTCGGCAGCCGAGAGGCGAATGTCATAGCCGTAGCTGCTGGTGCCATAGGAAAGAACGCGGCGAATTGGGTCGCCATCAAAGTCGTTGGCGAGCACCTCCCGCACCAGCTTCGCCTGAAAGGGCTCGATCATGCCGGCGGCGGCTTGGGCTCTGATCCATCTGTCGTTTTTCGGCATTGGGGGTCAGGGGTGAGGGTGGATGGAAATGGAATGATCACGGGTCCAGCTCGTCAGCGATGCGGAACAACCGATCCGGCGCAAGGGGTTCGGGCGACTTGAGCAGCGCCAGGGCCCTGAAGCCCTGAGCAACGGCCTCGTTCAGGGTTGGGCTGTCCTTGAAGGCGGCCAGAATTGCCAGGGTGTCGGGGCTCTTGGGGGTGCTCATGGTTTCCTGTATTCAGAGAGCGATCTGGTCAGCTCCATGGATGCACGTCGAACAGCACCAGACCGCCCGTCGCCGGTCAAGGTTGGGCCGCCTGCTTCCCAATAGGCCAACAAATCCTCGCCCCGGTTGATAAATTCACGGGCCGCTTTCATCGCGGTCCTGAGTTTTTGTTCATTGGTTTTCACCCCTCCACCTCCCCAGCCTGAGGCGCTGGGATGGCACGAATTGCTTCAATAGCCGCATCGGCAATCTCGGCCACGCGGTCGGGGTTTTCGGCCAGCAAACAGAAATCGTCTTTGCCCATCGTTCCAACCTGCCAAGCGCTCCATACGCGCGTGCAGTCGTAGGCCCCGCTGCCCAGTGCCTCTGCTACGGCCTGGTGGACCGCCTCGCGGCGTTGGTCGTCAAGCTCGGCCAGGCGGATGGCGTCTTGGAATGTGGGGCCAGGCGCATCCCCCAGCGGTTCGATGCTGACCCCGGTGCTGCAAATCTGAACCTCGCCCGGCTCCAACTTGGCCAGCAGATCTGAAAACCCCTCAGGCGGGCGACCGACCACCAAGTAGGCAGGGAATGCCAGGCGCTGGATCAGGACGGCGGCGCGGATGGATTGCTCGGCCCAGTCGTTTCGGCCCAGCTTGCGGCACTCGAGAGCGTGATCCTGTAGCCACTGGGCGACTGTTGCCACATCCCCAGGCACCCGCGCTGGCGTAGCGGATTCGACGCAGGAGCGGGCCCCTGGTGGATTGTCCCTTAGCCAGGCCTCAGCGCGGCTGCTGATAGCTGCAATCTCGTTCACGGTGTGGGCGCCAATGTTGTTGGCCATTGCGGCCACCTTCTCCAACAGCGGGCGGACGGCGAGGGCTTCGGCGGGCGTCTCTGGCGCTGACGGGGTGGCGGGGTTTTCCCTAGGCTCTGGAGCTGCTGCAGAGGCATGCGCCCAGCGAGCGAGAGCGGCGGCGATCATGTCGCGCAACATTTCTAGGCTGTCCAGGTCGGCATAGTGAAAGCCAAACTCGGCGCAAAGCTCATCAACATCGGCAACGCTCGGTTCCTGCCCCCTCCCTCCTAGCTTGGCCTGCAGAACGGCGTCAACAACTGAGTCGGACTGCGTGGCATCACCCTCAACCGGGTGACGCAACCCAGCCACACGCTCCAGCACCTCCAGCCGGCGGCAGAGCGCGGCGATGGTTTTGGAGTAGCTGCCCAGGAACCTAGAGTAGTGGTCTAGAAACTTTGCAACATCTCGATCACCGGCATCGGCGCGGGCGATCAGGTGCAGCAGGGCCAGGGGCTCACACTGGCCGCTATCTGCGGCATGTTTGAGCCAGGCTAAGGTTTGTGTTGCAAGTGGAAATAAGCTCATAATCAACAGCCAAGTATAAAGAATTAAAGGGTAAAAGGCTAAAGAATTAGTCCTGGGGGAGGCAACAGACGCGGAAACCGATGAGGCTGCGGCGGTTGTCCGGGCGGTCGTTGTTGCGGCAAGCCGAGCGGCAGCCCCTGGGGAGGACGTCCCACGACCCGCCGCGCAGCAGGCGGCTGGCATCAGAGGCAACAGACGCGGAAACCGAAGATGTCGACGCGGAAGTCCGGGTGGACGTCGTTGCGGTAGGCCGAACGGCAGCTCGGGGGGTGGCCGAGCCACGACCCGCCGCGCAGCAGGCGGCTGGCGACTCCCCCAGGCTGTCGCCCTCCATCCAGGCATTGCCATCCGTCGGCGCCCCCTCGTAGCTGTCGTGCCATTTATCGAGGCACCACTCCCAGACATTGCCGTGCATGTCATGCAGGCCCCAGGCATTGGCAGGGAAGCTGGCTACATCGGTGGTCTGCTCGCGGTAGGTGCCCTTGGGGCCGTTTCCATAAACGTAATTGCCGTCGTAGTTGGCCAGCTCCGGCGTCAGCGTGGCCCCGAAATGAAACGGTGTGGTAGTGCCAGCGCGGCAGGCGTACTCCCACTGGGCTTCACTGGGGAGGGTGTAGTTCTTGCCGGTGCGTTGGCTGAGGCGATAGCAAAATTCCATTGCATCTAGCCAGCTCACCTGCTCCACTGGGCGATTGACGCCCTTGAAGCGCGAAGGATCGGGATCCAGGTCGCGTTCGACCCGTGGCCAACCTGCCACCTCCCGCCACTGTGCCTGGGTAATCGGTGTCTTGGCCATCCAGAAGGCGGCCAGTGTTACTTCGTGCTGGGGGCCTTCAGTTTTTGATCGGTGGGGCTCATGCTCGGGGGAACCCATCAAGAAGCTGCCAGGAGGAATAAACGCCAGCGGGATTAGGTCTGCTGTCGGTTTAGCTGCTTCAGCTGCTGGGGGCTGATGGTCGGCGTCAATCCGGGTCAGCTCGGCTAATGCGACTGTGGCACTAGCGAATAGGGCCTGGTCGTTTTGAGAGCGGACAAACCGCACAGCAAACTCAAAGCCGGCTTGACTGGAATCAAAAGTGGTCATGGTTGATCCTCGGTGGTGGCGGGTTGTTCGTTTTTTGCTATGTGATCGGGAAGGGGTGGCAGGGGTCCGGTCATGCCTGAAAGGATCCAATCTGCAATGCAAAAGGCAACTTCTGCGTCCCAACCCTTGGCAAAGGGCCGTCCGCCCCATTGCGACAACCGCCGCAGCGCCTCCCTAGTTGTCGCCAGTTCCCCTCGCAGTTCCCGCACGCACTCTGGGCAGCCCCAGGCGTTAGGTGGTTGCTGCCCGTGTGTGGGGCATTTCCGGAGGCGATAGGCCGGGCCAGCTAGGGCTTCAATTTTTAACCGCCTTGATTCCGCCAGAATTGACAACTCTTGATTGATCGCGGCCCCTAGAACGGCCTGCTCTCGCAGTTGCTGATTCTCCACCTCAAGCAGGCGGATCGTTCGCCAGGGAGTCAGCCAGGGGGTGAGGGTGCAGATGCTTAAATTAATCATGGTTTAGTGAAATCGTAAAAAACGGCCAAAACAAAACAAAGAAACGCCAAAATAAAAAAGTCAGTGGCAATTACCTTGGCGTTAAAAGTATAACCAATCCAAGCAATCAGGCAAGCGGCGCTCATGGGACTTACCCATGGGTTGCGCTTGCCGGGCGGACTGGGTGGGCGGGGGAAGTCGAAGGGGCCGCTCATGGTTCAGTTGCGATGGGTTGATTTTCTTGGATTAACTTTAATTCATAATCACAATTATAAATATCTGGGTCGGTAAAACAGTTACTTTCTTCATCATATCCATCCGATTCGTGAGCTGGGTAACTTATATTGGTTTGCCTGGCTTGATGGGTAACGACAAACGCAAAAACATTCTCCACTTCACCAACCCATTCGTCGCCATCCAAGTAGCCTTTTATAGTTTCTTTAGCGGAGTCGTCGCGTTCGGATTCGGTTTTGTAGAACGATAATCCTTCACCGTCAGGATCGTAAAGCCCAAAAACGTAATCCTTGTCGGGGGTGCTGCGGTAGTCAGAAGAGCCTGTCATGGTTTGATTGCAGTGGGTTGAATTAGATTTTCAAAGCCAATTATCTCCCCAATTGCATTAACCCCAGCCCACCATTCCTGAGAGCATTGAGCCTCCCAGCAGAGTTGGCACAGCTGACCTGGGCTGTCATTTGCCGGCCAGTTGTCGTGCAGGTCGTTGCAGCGAGAGCAAGTGGTGACAGTGGTCATGGCTCCACCCCCAGCGCCCGCAGAATCGCGGTGCGCTCGTCTGCGCGGCCACGGTCGTAGAGAGCGCGGCGTGCGGCGTAGTGCGGAAGGCTGAACCACAAGCCCCACAGATCACCATCCGTCGCCACCGGATCGGCGCCGGGCGGTGGGAGCTGGAGGGATTGAGCCTGCTGCTGGCCCTCGGCAAAGGCCAGCAGGGCGGCCGTGTGCCAGGTGGGCTCGCTGCCGTTCAGGAACTCATCAATCGCAGCCCGTTTCCATCGCTCCATCTGCTCGTCACTCGGCATCTCTGCCGGGGCTGCAGGCTTGTTGCCTGGCGCGGGAGGATTAGAGCCACGGCTGCGAGGGATCTCGCGGTCAAGATGCCGGTTAATCGCAGCAGCAATTTTTGGCGGTGGGGTGGCCAGCCACTCATCAAATGACAGCGGGGCGTTGAAGCCACGGCGGCCTAGCCCCTTGATCCAGGTGAAGAGTTTCATCAGAATGGGATGCCATCGTCTTCTGGTTGGCCGCCAAGGGGTGCCGCGTTCCATGGCTGAGCGGACTCACCACCACGCACCGGGCCCCCACTCTCAGCCTCTGGCCGCCCCCCCAGCAGCTCCAACCGATCCACGTTGATGACCGGTTTGGTGCGCTCCTCGCCGCTGCTGCGGTCGGTCCAGCGGTCGAGCTTGAAGGAGCCGATGATGCCCAACAATGAGCCTTTGCGGACATAGTCAGCTGCGACCTGGGCCTGTTTGCCCCAGATCTCGAGGTTGAACCAGTCGGGTTCATCGTCCCGGCTGCGGCGGTTCACCGCCAGGGTGAGGTTGGCGACCATGGCGCCCGACTCGAAATAGCGGGCCTCGGGGTCGCGGCCGGCGCGGCCGATCAAGGAGACGGAATTGAAGCCGGGATCCAAGGGGGGGGACACTGCATAAAATTTCTGAACCTTGAACTCCAGTGGCTGATTTTTTTCGATCCTGAAATAGCCCGACAAGATCCAGTGACTATCGGCTCGGACGTTGGCGGCGGCCCTGGTGGCGGCATCACCCCAGACAGTGGCGGTTAGGACCATCGGGGGATCCTCGTGTTTGTAGGGGGCCACCTGCGCAATGAACGCAGCAGATTGGGTATCGCCAGACGAGCTGAGCGTGGGTGGGGCTTCCATGTAGGCCAGCAGGGTGATCAATTGCATGGGGGGGGGTTCGATGGGATAGGGCAGTGATCAATCAACCAGGCCAGGGATTGGGGCCTCGGCGGCAGGTGCGGCGGCATGACCGGGCCTGCGGACTGGGGCGGGGGCGGCGGACCGTCGGCCGGGTGCAGGGGCTGCAGGTGCGGGCGCGGGTGCTGGCTGGGGGTCGGCAGCCACGATGGTTCGCCCCACCGGCAGCCGCTCAGCCGTGCCAGGTTCGACGGCCGGGGCGGGCTGTTCCGGGCCGCTGGTGGCCTCCAAGGTCAGGGTGCTGGGCCCTAAATCCGGGGAGCTAGTTGAGGCTGGGGGCTCTGGTTCAGTGGTGAGGGCTTCAACCACCTCCTCGGCGCGGTGCGTCAGGGGGGCGGGGACTGCAGGGGCAATAGCTGCCGCTGGTACCTCAGCCACGGCGACCGCCTCTACGTCGATGGCTTCCTCCTGCGTGGGAAGCCCCCGCGACAGCTCTGGGCAGTAGACCCCCTGCCACCATGACGCGGCGCGATACCGCAGCATTTGGCCGGGCATCGTTTGCCACTTGCTGCCATTGCGGCTGTACCAACCTTCAGCCTTGGCCATGGCGATGGTGATTTTTTCACCCTTCAGGACCTCGCCAGAGGCAAGGTCCCTGGCTTCGCAATAACATGAGGTAGGTGCGTCTTCGTTATCAAAGATATAGCGCAAAGGCGAAAACCTGCCACAAGCGTTTACCGTGGCAATCAGGTATTGACTACTCCATGATGGCCGCCCATTGATGGGAACCATGTTTTGCATGACCACCATTGGAGAAACTTTTAGCCTGCTGGCAAGCTCCAATGCAATCATGCAATTAGCCAAGCCCTCCTGGCCTTGGTAAATCTTTGGCACCAAAGTTGATGATGCCAAGGATTTGGCTATTCGCTGGGCAAGTTCAAACCCGCTTGGGGAAAATACCTTTAGGTCGTCGCTGTCGTCGCGTGTTGCAAGTGCCGAGGAAGTCATCAGAAAAGTTCGATGGAATCGGGATCAATGGTCAATGGCGCAACGCTGGCGCGTTCGGGCTTGAATGCTTGCCGCCCATAACTAGGCCAGATACCAGCGGCCTGGCATTCAGCAATACGGCGGAAGGCTTCCTCGCGTTTTTCAAGACCTAGAGCGATGTCGTCTTGATCGAGGATTAACAGGGTGCAATCGTGCGGGGGTTCCCACTCGAAAGCAATGATGCCAATCTCTTCGGGGGGGCGACCGTATTTATCCTTAAAGCCAAGATCAAGGTGTGACATTTGTAAGTCATATCCAAAATCCATGGCCTGCCAATAGAATTTTTTTTGCTTAGCAGATCGGGTTTTTTTGACATCATAAAGACAGCCGTCAATCGTTATGATGTCAGGCAGCATCCGACAAGGGCGGCCGGCTTCATCGTTCCAAAAGTGTGGAACTTGACTGGCTGCTGTGGTCAGTTTGTCCAGGACCGGACCGATGTCAGGGTCAGCTTTGAGAACTTTGACAATTGCCTCGGCATTTGCGAGCCATGCTGAGCTGATAACGGTAAGCCCTTTTTCTGCGGCTTCGGCACAGTTAGCCTTCCCTTCTTTGGTGCGCTTGTCTACATTTTCGTAGACAGCAAACATCTCGTCAATACGAAACGGAGGGGTCAGTAAGCAATCAACCAGGCTGCCTTTGTTCATGTCATCAGATGGCACAAACGGCGCGGCACCAGGGCCAAACCGGTGATTGAATACCGCCATGGTTTCCGTTGCGGCGCATTTGAGCGCCGTGGGTGACCAAGCTGGGTGGCGGTGGTAGTCGGCGATTTTCATCGCACCACCGTCGGAGCAGTACCCACCGGGCACCGTGCGCGGCCCTGCTCAACCCCTACCGTGTAGGCCAGGGTGAAGGCAATCAAGGCCAAGACCCCCATCAGAATGCAGTTTTCAAATCCAGCGACTTGGCATCGGGCGCGGCGCTGACCAGGCGGGAGCTGCCGATCAGCAATGTTCCCCAGGCTTAGAGCTGCAGCCCGCAGTGCATCAATCCGCTGGGGCCTGGCCATGGCCCTCCAGGATGCACGCAGGCCTCCCAGGTGATACATCGTCGCGTCAATGCGTTTGGTGTCCAAGAATTCAGCTAGTGTTACACGATCAGATGGTCGATTCATGGCGTTGGAGGATTGATAAGAATTGGGTCAAGCCCGGCACCAAGCCGGACCAAGTGGTGCACGGCCCTGGCATCGGAGGCGCCGCCATTGGCAGCAACCAGGGCATCCACGGCCGAAACCGAATCGGAAAATCCGAGGGACTTTGCACCTTTGAAAATCAGGGAGCGAAAGGCGCCGGCCAAGGGTTCGCCGGTTTCCTGCTGAAGCTGCTTAACCGCTTCATACGCAGCTGCAGACAGATGCGTGTAAACGGTCGAGCTGTTGCCGACGGCGTCGTAGATCGCACCGCTGACCCGTATTCCGGGGCCGGGCCGGGGCCTTGGGGTGGGCTTGGTCATGGCTGCTGCGCCGCCTGCTGGGGCGGCTCGAACAACAGAGGCTGGGGCAACGGGGCCATAGCCTGGGGGGCTCGAAGGGTTGTGCTAATCCAGGCGATGCAGATCACGCCGGCGAGGAACACTGCCCCGGTGAATGGCAGGGTCATGGCTGCGCACCTCCATGCAGCGTGACGGCGCTGGCCTTGCCGAGTAGGTCATGGGCGCCAGAGATCAAGGTTTCAAGCGCCTTCCAATCGCGAAACAGGTCCACAGTTTCAAGCCGTTGTGGGTGCCCAGGCACCAAGGCCATTCGGGCATTAAAAGCCGATTGCAGTTCATCGGCTACTACTGTCTGAGCGTCGATCGCTCGTTTCAATAGCAACCGGTGTCGAGGGTCGCTGATCATCGATCCATAGGAGGAGGGGTGAGTGAGCGCGGTTTGCGCCCGTCTCCAGAACATACCATGATCTGCCATGATCTGCCGTGATCTGCCGTGATCTGCCACGAAACAACCCCAACCCATGACAATCCGGAAACCGTCACACCACTAGAGCCCGATGGCGTTATCTACGGATTACATTCTGTTCACCGGGGTGGAGATCCCCGGATCCAATCGCTCTCGCGCCATGGACTTCGACGACGCACACACTCCCCCCCCCAATCCCATGACCCCAAATCGAACCCTTGCCCCCGCCACTGCGGCGGCACGCATCGCCCCCCTCCTGCTGCAACTCGCAGCCCTGGCACTGGCAGCCGGGGGCCTCTGGCTCTGGCGCCATCGCCAGCAGATCGCCGCGGCGCTGGTCACAGCGGTGGCCACCACCTACACGGCCGGGGCCTGGTGCCGGCAGCAGATCGAAGCCCTCGCTGTCGACTCGGCGCGGCGGCTTTCCGCTCAACCGATCGCGGCACTGGCGCCGATCACCGCCACCCTGGCAGCGGCCTGGGGGCTGGTGGATCGGGGCGCCACGCCCCAAGCAAAACAGTCGCAATGGGCCTGGCTGAAGGCCAGGCTGACCCAGCAGCCGAACGCTGCCAGGGCTCATGTCCTAGAGCTGCATGTTCCCGGCATCCCTCAAGCCGAATGGGCCCGCCTTTCTGAATGGGCCCGCCGCTACGGCTGGACGGTGGTCGAGTGATGCCTGACCCCAGCACCCCCAGCACCCCAGACCCCAGCCCCGCAGCCCAACGCCAGCGCCTCTACCGCCAGCGCAAGGCGGGCCTGGCGCCAGGCGGCCGGCGATTCCTGTGCGAAGGCTGCGGCCGGCGTCACACCGGAGCCCATGGCCGCATCTGTCGGGAGTGTGCCCGCAAAACCCCAGAGGGCCGAGCAACAGTGGCCCGGTTGGTGTGGGAGCATCGCCAGCGGCAGAAGGCAAAGGGCAAAGGTGACAATCCGTAAAGCGTCACAACCTCAAGGCGCTGGGGCGTTATCTACGGATTACATTATGGGGACAGGCAAGGGGAGTCCCGAGCCGTTACCACCGCAACCAGCCAGCCATGACAACCGCCACCGAAACCCTTCTCAACCAAATGGGCGGCGCCTCGAAAATCAGCGCCATGACCGGCGCCCAGATCGTCACCGACAACGCAGCCGCCACGCTGGTCTTCAAGAAGCAAGCAGGCGCCAAGAAGATCACCCACCTGAAGGTCAGCTACAACGAAGGCACTGACCTCTACGACCTCCAGGGCTTCAAGTACAACCGGAAGACCTTTTCTTGCCCCGAGGTGCTGTCACTTCCTGGAATCTATGCCGAAGACCTGAAGCGGACCTGTGAAGATTTGACCGGCTTTTACTTCAGCCTCTGACTCTTCTGCCCGCCGGGGGCTTATCCCGGCAACCTATCCACCATCGCCATTCAACCTACGGCCATGACCGCCACCACTGCCCAGCCCATTTATTGCGTCGAAGAGCAACAAGCCATCTGGCTTTTCGCTAACAAAAAAGAAGCTCAATCTTTTGACAGCAAAAGATCGGCCGAAGATCACCGCTGGTCGAGAGTTTCCCTATTTCGGGCCAGGCCATTCAACTCAACCGATGCCAACCGGCCCACAGAGCCAGGGCCTGGCCAAGATGGCTGCAAAAGAATCATGCGGCATTGCCACAAGTGGTGGCGTTCGCGTGATGCATGGTGGGAAGCAGATTCTTAATCGGGCCATCAGGCTTTGCGGAGGGACCCTGCGCGTCAAGAAGGTGCCGGTCGATGCCTGACCCCAGATTCAAAATCCAGGCCCGCCTTTTGGGTGGCAAGATCCTGGACTGGAACGACTACTCGGTGCCATCCGGCTTACGCGGGCGCACCTGGGACACCGAAACCCAGGCATTGAGCGAAATGAAGCGGCTAGCCCCCTTCTTTGGGTGGCCCTTGGCTGATCTGCGCGTGGTGCCGGCTGATGCCTGACCCCAGCCTGACCACACCGCCCCCCATCCGGGGGCTTTTTCATGGCCACCCCTTCAGCTCGCTCGCTCCAACCAATCCTCGTCAGGCGGGAAGACCTCATCAAGCGACGGCCAGGGGCGCGTGAAATACTCCGGCCCCGGGGGCCGTGGCCGCGGCGGACAGCTCAGCAATCGCGATTGCAGCTGGGCACGCTGCCCCAGGCCTAGTAGGTGGTGGATTGGATCGAGCACCACGGCATCGGGCCCCGCCAGCCAATCAGGCCACCGGCCGCAGCCGTATTCCCACCGGCCGCCATCAGGGGCCAGTGCCACTGCCAGGCGGTGGAGCACCCCCAGCTTCCACCAGAACGCAAACCGCCAGCCGTTGCCGGCCCAGACCTGCTGCCGATCAAGGGGCTCGTCAGGGCGAACCGCCCACGCCTCGACCGGCACGGCGCCGGATGCCACGGCGAGCAAGGCCGCTGCCACTGCATCCCCGCTGGGGGGTGGCGGGCCCTGCGGGGTGAGATCTGGGGGATCTGGCGGGAGCTTGGAAGCGGCCGGCCTGCGGGGGCGGCCGGGGCGTTTCTGGTTAGGCAAAAGAAAAGTCAGTCCACAGAGCAACCGGATCAATACCGCTGCCATCTGGCACGTCCTGCGGGCACCACAAGGCAGCGCCTGCCGGCAGCCGACCGTCTAGCTGCTGCCAGCGGCGAACTGACCATTGCGTAAAGTCTTCGGCCAAGTATGGCGGTGAGTTGCCGGGATCGGATTGCATGGCCAACGCTTTGGCCTGGCCCCTGGTTTCCGTAAACACATAGCCGACGTACTCATCCCCAAAGGGGCGAGCCTGGAAGCAAAGCGCGGGGGTGGTCATGTTTTAGGGTAAAGAAAATCAGAGTGTCTTGGCTTAGTTCATCCCATTCGGGCGGTTTAGGGTTTGACATTGGGGTGGCAGTTGTGGGGTTCGATTGAGCCATTGATACGGGGCACGCAGCCAGGGCCAGTCGGTCGGAGAAGGTGGGATCAGACATTGGCCCCCTCCAGTTCGGTGGCGATGGCAAGCAGATCATCCCCGCTCAGGATGACGGAGCCGCCTGGCGTAGGTTTGCCGTGCAGGATCACAAGGCGGCGGATCAAGAATGCTGCGATTTCCTGGGGGTCCTTGGGCTGCGCGTTGTCCCAGTCCCAGAAGGCCTCTCCGGCTGCGAACTTCACCGCCTGCGCTGCGGGGCTTAGTGAATTGGGGGTGGTCATCGCTGTGCCGGTTGTCGGCGCTGGTGCTGCAGGCTCTAGCACCTCCCACGGCGCAGCAGTCTGCGGGGCGGGCATTGGGCGCCATGCGTGGGGGGCGACTCGATACGACCACGACCCGTCCGCGTTTTGGCGGATCGTCAAACCGAAGGGGGCTGGGGGCAGGGTGCCGCTCATGGCTGTTGCTCCAGTTCGGTGGCGATGGTGTGCAGCTCCCCGGCTTGCCGCCGCCGCTCTGCCCCTCGAATCACGTCCTCCATGATGTCTGCCAGGTCGTCGGTTTTGATCATTTGCGCTGCAGCGGCGCGGAGAGCGGCGGCGGCAATAAAGCTTGGGTCGTCTGTTGTCACCCAAACTTTGTGACGGCTTCGTAAACTGCCTGCGCGTCGTCGGTTCGTGGCTTGGAGGTGCTTATGGGGCCTCGTTGGGGGCAGTAGCAATTGGGACAATCGTGTCTCCGTCAGAACCCCACTCAACTGCTTGTTCCTGTGTGTCAAAAACAGGAATAAAGCGTTGAGGGCCGGTTGCTGGCGTGGGCATTGCGACACCGTTGATCGTAAGGGTGTCCCAGGGACAGGCTATCATCAAGGCGTAACGGATTTGGGTGCTCATAGGGTTTCAAAGTAAAATTGTACTTTTACTTTATTGACAACTAACAGCCCATAGTCTATGGCCAATTTGAAATTAGGAGCGTCCCTGGCCAATCTGGTCAATGATGCTTCAATGTGACTCCTGAATTCTTCAACGCCGAACGTTCCCTTCCATTTGTTGCACCTTGCACAGGCGGGGTTAAAGTTGCTTAGATGATCTGAACCCCTAGGTACGCCCCAGGTTTCAAGTTGGCCATCTGTGTCGTTTCGCCTAAGAGGGACAATGTGATCGACTTGCATGGTTTCAAGCTGAATAGACACTCCGCAATATGCACAACGACCCCCATACTTTTGGTGCAATAGTTGCCTATTTTGTTTGTTTCTGGCATTACTCATGGTTCCTCGTTAGGCGATGAGATCGGCGCCACCGAGGCGGGCGGCAGCGGGGTGCTCACGGCCTAACCTCCCTGTCTGCCGGCTCAACCCAGCGCAGCCCGATGGTGTCGAACAGTTCCCGCTCGGTGCGGCACGGAACTATCGATCCATCCTCGCGCCGCAGCAGGCCTTTATCGGAATGGAAGCCGGCTCGCTTCCATCCGGCGGCCAAAACCTTGTGCGACCAGTCTTCAGATCCTGTTCGGATGGCCAGAATCAGGCCGTAACCATCGGGATGCGGCATGAACAAATCCAACTTCAGCCCGCAGGGGAGCATTCGTTTGGTGTAGCGGCCGTCGGGGCCGCCAATAACCTTGGGCCACTGCTCCACAGCCATTGCAAAGCCACCGGCAAACAGCGGCGTCGATTCGAGGGGGTCACGGTTGGGTAGGCAGACAATCTCCAGATCGCCGATGGTTGGGCAGCGGCGTCGAACTGATCCTGCCTCGTCGATTTTCAAGCAATGCGGGCGGAGGTCGGTCAGGGTGTCTGCGCAAATAGCCAGGGCTTTGGCCAGGGGGATGCGGGGACCGGTGCTCATGGCTTACCCCGGCGAACTTTCACCCCGTCAGAGATGGGGACGGGGCAGTCTTCTGGGCATGGAGTGGTTTTGGTGTAGTTCATTGGAAAGGTAAATTGTGTAAAGAAAAAGCCGGGGACTTACAGGTCAGCGCTTGTTACCGCCCACCTCCAGTGACGGCTGGCACCAGCGGTAAACCTCGACGGGTCCCGTTGCAGGCAAGAGGCCTTTGTTTGCTACCGCCAGGGCCGGGCAGTAGACGGCATTGCCAGGGAGCGCTTAGCCGGGCCATGAACTGCCCGCCATGCCCCGTGAGGTTAGGAGGTGGGTAGGATTGCCCCCATGGCGGCCCAGTTGACCTGGATGGCATGGTGCAGGGTGCCGTCGATCAAGGCGTCGGCTACCTCGGCGCGGGTCCGGCCGGACAGGGCCTGCATCAGTTCGAGGCGCAGGGCAATCTGGGCATCAACGATGAACGCTGGCACCACGGCCTCGGGGGCTGGGGCTGGATGGGCCAGCCTTTGCCCGCCCCCATAGACGGACTTGACGAGCCTGTCGCTGATCACAGCAGCAGGAAACTCTGCCGGCTTGATCTCTAGCAGCGCCTCCGATTGCAGCGCATCAGCAACGGCCTCGGCGTCTAGAGCTCTTTGCGTTGCCGCTGCCGCTTCAGCCTGAGCAGCCGCCACCTTCTGCTCGGCTTCCTCGATCACCTGCAACGCCGCTGCATCGGCTGCCTCCTGCGCTTTGCGTGCCACCTCGGCAGCGGCATCCTCTGCCTCCTTGGCAGCCTTGGCAGCGGCTTCCTTCTCGGCCTGGAGCCGGGCCTCCTCGCGCAGCCGGGCCAGCTCGGCTTCCTTCTCCTCGGTTGCCACTGCCGTGGCGTGCGCAGCCGTAAGCGCCTGCATGGTGTCAGCCCATGCCGCCTTGGCCTCGACCTCGAACTCCTCCATGCCGGTCATATCCAGGGCTTTGATGTGCTCCTGGATCACTGCAATCTGTTGCGACGTGGAGCCAAAGGGGACCCGTGCCGCATCTTTGATCGTGTCGATTACCTGCCGGTGCTTTGCCACCCGCTCGGCTTCTGCCTTTGCGATGGCGTCCAATGCGTCCTGGTGCGGCTGAATGAGTGCAGCCACCTGCTCGCGGAGAACGTTCTTCACGCGGTCAATCGCCTTGCCCCGCTCCAAGGTTTCGGCCTTGGCGTCCCTGTGTGCCTCGTCGATTCGACCGTTCAACCTCCTGAGGCTGAAGACATAGGACTTAGCGGCGGCGATGCCCTTCTTGTCGGTCAGATCAAAGGCCACTTCGGCGGCCTTGGCCCTTGCCTCCTTGATGTCATCTATCAGCACTTCGTACTGGGTGATGACGGTGGTCGGTGCCACAATGGCCAGGGCGTCAGTCGCTGTTTGTGTTTCTAATACCGGGTGTTCGGCTGCCATGGGAAAGCGGGAATGATTTTCAAAGGGTTAAACCAGCCCCAGGCGGGGCACAAGAGCTAGGGCATGGTGGGAGCCTCAGGGTTGGTAGCTGGCCGCCAGGTCATGGTGCGGCGGCCATGGGTGGAACATAGCATAGGGTGAACCTCTCCGGCTACACTGGCCGAGATTCCCCCGCCCCTAGCGATGCCGTCGAAACGAAACCCGATCTCAATCCGACCTACCCCGCAACAAATGCAATGGTTGCGGGCTGAGGCTGATAGCAGGGGCCTGGCAGTCAATGCCATAGTGGTTATGGCGATCGAGCGAGCCAGGCGGGCCAGTCTGGCAGCCACGGCGCGGGAAACCGCCAAGGCGCGGCGTGATGCCGAATGAGCGAGAAACAGAAATTGATCGTCAGCAGCAGGCGCAACCCCTGCCCTGTCTGCGGCCGAACGAAGGACGGCGACTGCCGCATGTCGTCCGACGGCCTTGAGGTGATCTGCCATCATCCCAAAGACCACCGGCCCGGCGAGGTGGTCGCCGGGGCTGATCAGCAGGCCTGGGCCTTCACCGCCAACACACGCGACGGCCGGGCGGGACACTTCACCCTCGACAAACCACGCGACGGGGCCCAGCGCCTCCCCAGGCGATCGATTCAGCAGCGGCCAGCCGAACCAGCGCGGACACAGCCGGCGCCTTTGCCTGACCGGCCCCCGGCCCTGGCCAGGATGACCCCCAGGGAGCCCGCTGGCAGCCCATACCGCTATGGGCCCACCCAGTTGGTTAAACGGGTGGCGCTTCCTGACGGTGACAAGGCGTTCTACGGGTTTCATCTACTGGATGACAAATGGGAGAAGGGCGCCGGCCCTGACCCGTGGCCCGTTTTTAACCTGGCCGACACGATCGGCGCCGATGGCTGGATTCTCGAACCCGAGGGCGAAAAATGCGCAGAACTCTGCGCTGCAGAGGGCGTGGTCAGCATTTCCCAGCCGGGCCATGCCCACACTATTGAGCAGATCTTGCCGCGTTACTTGGCGCTCAAGGCTGGTGGCTGCCCAGGGCTGATCTACCTGCAGGACCATGACGGCCCCGACCGGCCGGCGCACCAGCAGGAAGGGCGACGGCGCGCCGAGAACGCAGCCGAGGCCGCGGCGCAGGCAGGGCTGCCGATGCTGGTGATCCCGGCGATCGACTTATGGCCCGACATCCCAGACGGCGGATCCATTGACGATGCCCCAGACGGTCTCGAGAGCGCGATCATCGACATCGCAGAGGCAGCGGTGGAGGCCTACTGGACTTTGGTTGAGGCTGAGCAGCAGCAGGAGCAGGGGCAGCCAGTGCCCCAACAATCCGAGCCCCCACGCGACCAGCAGATTCAATCCCTGCTGGACACACTTCTGAACCTCAAGCTTGAGCCCGCCGACCAATGGGCTAAGGAGCAGGCGATCAGGGCTGAACTGTTTGCCCTGGGCGTGCGGGGCGATGCTATTGACGATCGAATGATGGTGGCACTGGCGGCAAGGTGGGGCCTACCTCTCCAGCAAGGCCACAGCGGACAGCGCCGGGGCCGATCAATCACCGACCGCCTCGATTCACCTGCGGAGGACCTGCTCCCAGGGTTTTTGCTCTGGCGCCGGGACCACGTCCTGTTTGGAGCCGGGGGCGCAGGCAAGACGATGGCCGCAGCTGCAATGGCCGCAGCCGTCATCAAGGGCCAGGCGTTTCTTGATCAAGAGATCCCCGTCGATCCTCTCCGGCGCGGGCGGGTGCTTTGGATCGGGACCGACGCCGGCGAGGGGGCCAGGGCCATGGTTCTCGAATACCTCGAAGACTTGGGCGTTGCTGATGATCCCGAGATCATCGAAAAGTTATCGATTTGGGCCGCTGAAGCTGGCGATCACATGCCGCCCTGGTGCTGCTCACCCAGGGGATTGCTTGAGCTGCGCGATGAACTGGATCTCGGCGGTTACAGCCTGGTGATCATCGACAGCCTGAAAGCGGTTTTGGAATTGGCCGGGATCAATTTCGGAATCGGTCCTGTTGGCACGCTGATGAGGTTCATGCAAGCCCTGGTTGGACGCCATTGCTCCCTGGTGTGGTTGCACCACCCTGCAGGCGGCAAAGCCTCTGGCAAAGGCGTCCAGGCCGCCGCAGGCTCCCAGAACATCAACCAGATTCCCAGCGGTGTTCACCAGATCACCCGGCACACCGGCGAACGGGGCACCTGCAACGAGTGGTCGGTTTTGAAGTTGCGCGGCAGCCAGTCCCGTGATTTCAAATACCGCCTGGGAAGTGAAGGTTTTGAGGTAACCGATGGTGAGATCACCGGAAACGCTCGCTGCGCCCTGCTAGATCGCCTGGAGCTGCGCGAGGCCAGCGGTAGGCCCACCGACACCCGGATGTTGCTTGATGACCTTCAGGGGGTCTCTGAGGCGACGGTGCGCAACAACCTGACCTGGCTGCGAAAGCAAGGTTTGATCAAAAAAGCGGGGAAGGCCTGGAAGCTGACAACCGTTGGCCGCAATGCTCCTCGATATGCCCTGTAAGGATTCTGTAATGACTCAAATTTCTACTTCTTACCTCCCCCCCCCCATACTGTTTTTTCTTTTTAGAGGGATTTCGGGAAAAAATCCGTGAGATCGTTTGCAGTGGAAGAGATCTGAGGTTTGCCAAATCGGGAATTTTGCGGGAATTTTGCGGGATTTTCTCAAGGGGCAGGATTTCGGAAAATCCCGATCCCCAAAGAAAATCCCGCAAAATTCCCGATGTTTTGAACCTCTAAACCATTGCTATGACTGCGATTCGCCGGATTTTATCCCGATCCCTGTGCTTTTTATTGGGGGGGGGGGGGAGCATTGCAGACCATCAAGTCGCCAAACACCAAAACTCACAATTGCCAAAACCACCACGAAGCCACAAGCCATGACCCAGTCAGCACCTAAACGTGAATGGAGGCGATGGACGCCGGAAGACCTCGAACTTCTGGCGGACCTTGCTGGGGAGATCCCGTGGCACATGGTTGTTGATCAGTTCAACCAAGCCCGGCCCCCACGAACTCCCAAGGCTTTGGCCCGGCAAGCAGAGGCCATGGGTCTGTCAATCAAGCCTCAAGGGGAATTTATTACAACATCTGCCATTACAGTTCTTACGGGATATAACAATAAAAAAATACTTAACTGGATTTTGTCAGGAAAGTTAAAAGCAGTTTATCGCTATAAGTCAAAAAATAATCATTGGTGTATATCTCGCAAAGCGTTACGGGAATTTGCCAGAAAGCATCCCAACCAGTTTGGGGGTATTGGCTTTTCAGAGCTTACTCAGCTATTTGACTCGGAAATACACGCTTCCAAAATTGTAGCCATGAACCTGCCGCGATTGAAGCATACTGTTGAGGTCGAATGTATTGAAACTGGCCAACGCTATAAATCAATCAAAGAAGCATCTCTTGCTGCATTTGTCAACAAGTCTGGTATTTCAGCTTCAATTAAGAATGGCTGGGCTGCCAATGGTTTGCACTACCGGCGCGTGGTTGAACCACCAAACCCGAATTTGAGGTAGGGTTGGGGCATGGCAGATTTGATCCATTTCAACATCGAGGGCATTAGGCCCGCTCCTCAGGGGTCTAAGAAGCATGTTGGCCGCGGCATCATGGTGGAGCAGTCCACCAACCTCAAGCCATGGCGCGAGGCCGTCAGACAAGAGGCATTGAAAGCCGCCGCCCCCATGGCACTTGGCCCGGTGTTCCTTGAGTTGGCCTTTCGGTTCGCAAGACCCAAGAGCCACTTCAATGCCAAAGGCCTGCTCAAGGCAACCGCTCCCAGGCACGTCATCACCAAACCAGATATTGACAAAATTGAACGGTCAACCCTTGACGCACTCACCGGGGTTTTATTCAAAGACGATTCTCAAGTGTGCCGGGTTGTTGCAATCAAGTCGTATTGCATGGAAGGGGAGCTAGAGGGATGCGAGATCATTGTGCAGAATGTAGAGACGGGGGGGATAGGTGCCCAACATCCGACTGGACATTGACAGCAGCGGCCTAAGCAGGGCTCAGGCATGGCTGGCGGGAATTCAGAACCAGATGCCTTTCGCAGCATCTAGGGCACTTAATGAGGTCGCCAAAGGCGGGGTCAAGGATCTCAACGAATCGACCAATAAATACTTCGACAGGCCCACCCAGTTCACCCAACGGGCCTACAGGGTCTCCAGGTTCAGCAACAAGCGCGACCTTACCGCCGAACTGGCCCCCCAACAGATCCAGGAGCGTTACCTGCTGCCATCCATCCAGGGTGGCGTTAGGCCCCAAAGGCCATCTGAGCGGCGCCTCACGGCTGCCCCAGCATGGCGACCAGGGCGTGGGGCACGGCTCAATGCCTCGGGCAACATGAGCAAGGCCGCGGCGGTCAAGGCTCTCAGGGGTGGGCCTGACACTTTTATGGTCAACCAACGGCGCGGCAAGCTTCGGCCTGGCGTCTACCGTCGCATTGGCTCAGGCAAGATGCGCAGGTATCGGGTCGAGTCGCTGATTCTTTTCAACCAACTGCCCAACATCCCCAAGCGCTGGCCGATCCGTCAGATCACCCAGGAAAGCGTGAGCAGGACATGGGGGCCCGCACTGCAGCGATATGTGACCGAAGCGCTGAAAACGGCGCGGTGAGCCCGCCCCCCATGGCTTGGGTCCTTCGACAGGGGCCTTGGTCGTGGGTCATCTCGCGCGCGATCTTTTTCTAGCGAGTGGCCAAAAATTAGCCTTACTCGATCATTCAGCAAGGCACACCAACCCCTACCCCGCCTCAAGCGTCTGCAAGGCTTAGGCTAGCCGTTAGGATAAGGCTAAGGCTAAGGGTTGCCCTGAAAACATGCCATTGATGACGCAGGCGCAGTACGCCAGGCATAGGGGCTGTAGCGCTCCAACGGTGAAGGAGGCCAGGCAAATCAGAATCAAGCCGGCGGTGGTCCCCCAGGAAGATGGCTCATTTCTGATTGATTCTGAGATTGCCGACCGCCTTTGGGATGCCGTCAAGGTTCGCAATAGCCACAAAAAAAGTTCCCCCGAACCTGGCGTTTCTGTTGCGCCTCCAACTGGGCCTGATCAATTACCCAGTGACAGCGAACTAAAAAGCCTGATCATGGGACTGCCAGAAGACGAGATTCAGGCGGCCGATGTCAGCATGAAACGCAAGCTGCACTACGACGCAGAGCGGGCGCGTGTCGGAGCTTTGAGAGATCGAAACGAGGTGGTTACCGAAGTGGATGTTCGCACCAGGGCCGCCAAGATCGCTCGCCAGGTGCGGGACCTGCTGCTGATCATCCCAACCCGCAACGCTGCGCGGTTGGCCGCGATGAGCGAACCCGAGGATGTGCGGGCCTTGCTTGAAGAGGAGATTGAGAACGCCCTCAAGGGGCTCAAGCAACATGCCTGACGGCGGCCAGATTTACGAGGATGCCTTTATTGAGGCCATTCAACCGCCGCTGCATCTCAGTGTCAGCGAGTGGGCCGACGCCGAGCGGCAGCTGACCAGACGCAGCAGCTCAGAGCCTGGGCAGTGGCGAACCGATCGCGTTCCGTTTCTGCGGGAGCCCATGGACCTGTTGAGCCCACGGGAGAAGAAGATCAGGCGCGTGATCTTGATCTTTGGCAGCCAGTCAGGGGCCAAAACTGAATGCGGCTTGAACTGGCTAGGTCGAACCATTGCCATGGATCCGGCGCCGTTTCTGATCCTGTTCCCAACCGAGAGCTTTGCAAAGCGGCAGGTAAGGCAACGGCTTGACCCGTTGTTCAAGGACACCCCGGCGGTTGCCGCAAAGCAGATCAGCACCAAGAGCAGGGACGCGGCCAACGCCATGTTCCTGAAGGAGTTTCAAGGCGACATGCTGCTGTCGATCATTGGCGGCAACAGCGGCAGCGCTGCCCAGGGGATGCCGGCCCAGAACTTATGGGTTGATGAGGCGTCAAGCTTGCCCCTGGAGATTGACGACAAGGGCGACCCGATCGAGAACGCCGAGGCGCGGCAGACCAATTTTCCCGATAGGAAGACCCTGATCACCAGCACCCCCGGCACCCGCGGCGCGTGCCGGATCACCTGGGAGTTTGAAAATCGCAGCGACCGCCGACGCTTTGCCGCGTTCATGCCCTGCTGCGGGGCCAACGAGGTGATCCGCTGGGAGCACATGGTTTGGGACAAAAAGGATGGGGAGGTTAGGTGCAAGTGCCCAGCGTGCGGTGAGCGCCTGGCGCAGCACCACAAGGTGGCGATGCTGGCCGGGGGGGTGTGGGGAGCTACTGCCAAGGGCGATGGCGAAACGGCAGGGTTCCATCTGCCTGGCTGGTATGCCCCCTATGGGTGGTTGAGCTGGGAGAAGATCCGAGATGAATTTTTGCGTGCCAAAAATGACACCATGCTCCTGAAGGGCTGGGTGAACAAGCGGGCAGCCGAGGCCTGGGAGGATCCTGCAACGGCAAAGGTGAGCCCCGATGGCCTGATGCAACGTGCCGCGGCAAACCCGTATCCGAGCGGGTTCTGTCCAGATGGCGTGTTGCTGTTGCTGGCTGCGGTTGACGTTCAGGACACTTGGCTAGAGATCAAGGTCAAGGGCTTTGGCGTGGGCGAGGAAAGCTGGCTGATATGGCACGAAAAAGTATATGGAAATCCAGCAGAAGATAAAGTATGGAAGCAGATCGACGTAATTCGAAAGACTGTATTTAATCATGCAAGCGGCGGCACCATGACCGTTCAGAAAACAGCGGTTGACACTGGGGGAAGCTTTACGCATGAAGTCTATGACTATTGCCGCCAAAGGGTCAACGAGGGAGTGGTAGCAGTCAAAGGCGGCAGCGACAAAAAAGCAAAAACCCTTGGCGATGGCACAAAGCAAGACGTAAATTTACGCGGTCGCAAGATAAAAAAGGGAGTTACCCTTTACATGATAAACACGCACACGTTAAAGCGAACTATCTACGGAAGGTTAAACATTGAGCAACCAGGGCCGGGATTTATGCACTTTGGGCAAAATGCAAATGATGAATACTTTAAGGGTTTAACTTGCGAGAAACTTGTAACCACAATTGACGGCAGAGGTTTTGAGCAATCTGAATGGCGAAATGAGAAGGGGGCCCGAAACGAGCCGTTGGATTTGGAGGTCTACATCTTGGGGATGTTGGAGCTGGTGAAACGCAACTACGCAGCAGGAACCATGTGGGCCCAGCTCGCCCGCACTCTGGGCACCCAGGCGCCGGGGGCAGGAGGGGGAGGGGCTAATAGGTTTGGCACTGGCGGGCGGTTTGGGTGAGTATGATGCAAGCCATGGCAGGTATCACGCTCGCAACCGCCACGGCGCGGCTAGAGGATTATCTCGATGCGGAGCTGAAGATTCTGGCCGGCCAGGAAAAAACGATTGGCGGCCGGACTTTAAAGCGTGCAGACCTTGCAGAAGTGCAGGCGGGAATTCAGATATGGGATCGCAGGGTGCAGGAGCTGAGCAGCCGGGCCAATGGCCGTGGCCGGGGATTCACCCTTAGGCCCAACTTCTGATGGCAAAGCGCCGCAACAGCAAGAACCGCCCGGTAGCTCAGACTCTGCCCGCAGACCTTGACCGCTTAGGCCATGGCGGGATGATGGCGTTTGGCGGCATGACCGGTACTAGCAGGATGGCCCGGTCGCCGCGGTTTGCCAACTGGCGTCCACAGCTACTGGATGCAGACGGTGAGGCCGAGTATGAACTGGCCGACCTGCGGGCATTTTCCAGGGACCTGGAGCGAACCGCACCGGTAGCGACTGGGGCGATCGAGACTAGGGTTTCGCACATTGTTGGAACCGGCCTCAGCCTGCAAAGCCGAATCGATGCCAAGGAGCTGGGCCTTTCGGATGAACAGGCCAGCGAATGGCAGAGCATGACCGAGCGGCGGTTTGGAATGTGGGCAAAATCACAGTATGCCGATCGCCATGGCGAGCTGTGTTTCTATGAGCAGCAGCAGCTGGCGTTGCGTTCGCACGATTCCAGCGGTGATGTATTTGTACTGCTTGGCGATAAGGGCCGCGAGGATTGGCCGTTTCGGCTGACGATGCAGCTTGTTGAGGCTGACCGGGTCAGCAACCCAGAGGGACGGATGAACTCTGCCACGCTGATTGATGGCGTAGAGCGTGACGGCGACGGCGAGCCAGTGGCGATTCAGGTTTCTCGCTACCACCCAGGCCGGCTAATCCCTCGAACCGCCAACATATGGGAACGCATCCCGTACCGGGGCAGTTCTGGCCGCCGCAACGTTTTGCACCTGAAGGAAATGAAGCGCCCTGGCCAAACCCGTGGGCTGCCGATCCTGGCCCCGATTATTGCCACAATCAAACAGCTAACCCGGTACACCGACGCCGAAGTGGACGCGGCGGTGAACAGCGCAGCGCTGGCGCTGTTTTTGCAGATGGACCCAGAGGCCTTCCAAGAAACCTCCATTTTCAGCGATGACGAGCGGACCAAGATTTTGGCCGCCGCTGGTGGCTGGGACGGCACGATCGAAAGCGGTCGAGCAGTAAACCTGATGCCAGGCGAAAGCATTGTCAGCCCTACCCCTGGCCGCCCAAACCCGAACTTCGACCCATTTTTTGGGGCGATGCTGAACATCTGCAGCATGGGCCTAGGGATCCCTAAGGAGGTGCTGGCCAAAGCCTTCAACGCTTCCTATTCCGCCAGCCGTGCTGCATTGATGGATGCCTGGCGCACCTGGCAAATCAAGCGCGTCTGGCTGGCACAGAGGCTATGCCAGCCCGTTTATGAGGAGTGGTTGGCCGATGCCGTGGCACTGGGGATCATCCAGGCGCCAGGGTTTTTTGCTGACCCTTTTATTCGGTATGCCTGGAGCCAGACGAGTTGGTGTGGCGATGGCCCTGGGGCCCTCGATCCATTGAAGGAGGCCATGGCGGCAGCCAAGCGCATGGAGGAGGGCATTACCACCCGAGCCGAAGAGGTTGTTGCCTACGACGGCGGCGACTGGGAAACCAAGCACCGGCAGAGCGCCAGGGAGATGGCGGCCAGGGTGCGTGATGGTCTGCAGATGCCAGCCGTTGCGGTTGCGGTGCCACCACCTGACCCAAACAGCACTACCGATTAGATTGGGCCCATGACAGTTCTTGATGTCCTAAATGCACCGTGGGCGATCCTGCCCAACCGCCTGGAGGAAATTCAGGGGATCTACGCAGCCCGCAGCCGCGGGGAGGAACTGGACATTGCGGCAGTAGAGGCCAGGATCGGCCGGCCACTTGGGACTGAGCAGCAGCAGGGCTATGAGGTGCGGAACGGCGCAGCATTGATCCCGCTGCATGGCGTGTTGGCCCAGCGGATGAACCTGATGACCAACATGTCAGGCGGCACCAGCACCGAGCTGTTCGCTCGTGATGTTCAGACCGCAGCGGCAGACCCCACCGTCAAGGCCATCATCTTGCTGGCAGACACCCCAGGCGGCACCGTGGCTGGCACCCAGACCGCTGCCGCAGCGGTGCGGGCGGTGCGTGGTGTGAAGCCGATCGCCACCATGGTTCAGGACTTGATGGCCAGCGCCGGGGTTTGGATTGGTTCCGCTACGGGTCTGGTGGTACTGGCTTCTGAGACTGCTCAGGTTGGCTCGATTGGTGTTGTAGCGACCCATGTGGACGTGAGCCAGCGAGAGCAGGCGATGGGGATCAAGACTAGCGAGATCGTGGCTGGCCGGTTCAAGCGGGCGGCATCGCAGTATGGCCCGCTGACCGAAACCGGCCAAAAAGTAATCCAGGATCAAGTAGACTATTTGTACTCGCTGTTTGTCACTGATGTTGCCGCCAACCGTGGGGTATCGGTTGAGCGTGTTCTCGATGACATGGCTGATGGGCGAATGTTCATCGGTCAACAGGCGATTGATGCGGGCCTTGCGGACCAAATCAGTAGCCTGGACATGCTGATAGCTCAACTCACTGCAACCCCTAGCGCCTCCACTGGTGGGCGCTCTGCCCCATCCACCCAGCCCTCCGCCCGTCTTGCTATGGATGAAAATCAACTCACGCCCCAGACCACTGCGGAATGGCTGGCGGCCAACCCCGAGGTCGTCGCATCACTGCGAGCCGAAGGCGCCGCCGCCGAACGCCAGCGGATCGCCGATGTTCGCGCCCGGTCAATGCCAGGCCATGAAGCTCTGATTGAGCGCTTGGCCGCTGATGGTAGAACCACTGGCGTTGAAGCTGGTGATGCTGTTCTGGCTGCCGAAAAGGCCGGCCTCGCCGCTGTTGCGCAGGCTCGGCAGTCTGACGGGGCCCCCAATGTTCCCTACGCCCCTGCCCCTGACGGCAACCATGAGGCTAAACCTGGCAAGGCCTTTGCGTTCTCTGGGGTTCTAGGCCCTGGAGCCGATGAAAATGCTATCCACGCCAGCGCATTGGCCTATCAAGTCGAGCATCCTGGCGCTAGCTATCAGGATGCAATTCGCGCCATCACCACCCAAGGAGGCAACTGATCATGGCCGTTGGTAATTACGCTGAAATCAGCCTGCCCATCAGGGCAACGGCTACCATCACCCAAAACCGAGCCATCAACTTTGCTGGCGCAATTCCAGCTGCTGGCGGTCATGGCGCTGTGGCGGTGTTTGGCGGCGTGAGTGGCGATCTCATCACTGCTGTTGTGACGGGAACTGCGCAGGTTGAAGCCGGCGCAGCATTCGCCGCAGACATTGCGCTGCAGTTTGACTCTGTTGGCCGCCTGGTGACCCGAACCACTGGCGCTACCGTTGCCCGATCTATCACCGCTGCCGCTGCCGCTGGTGACATTGCTGAAGCTCTCCTTATCCCCAACTGATCATGCCCGCACAAAACCTCAGCCAGGCCCGTGCTGGCATCAGCCCCGTCAACACTACGATTGCTCAGGGCTGGGAAAATTCTGAATTTATTGGTGGTTATTTTTTCCCCCGCGTACCAACTGGTGCTCGGGCTGGCAAGATTATCACTTTTGATAAGTCTTCCTTTATGCAATACACAAACATGGCGAGAAGTCCTGGCGCTAGGACTCCTCGCGTAGAGTTTGGTTATGCTGGAAGTGATTACGCTTTACAAGATTTTTCTATCGAGGGCAAGTTGCCGAAGGAAATTCAAGAAGAGCAGCTTGACCCCGCCAAGGGTTTCACCATTGACGGTGCGACCATGGCCATTAATGGCGCCATGGATATTATTGGTTTGCGGCTTGAAATTCAACAAGCTGCCCTAGCCACTAACTTGGCAAATTATGATCCTTCTAATAGAATCACCCTTTCCGGCGCTAACCAATTCTCAGACTTTAGCGGCACTAGTAATCCGGTAAAGATTGTAAAAGATGCTAAAGAGGTAATTCGCCAACAGACTGGGAAACGCCCTACTGCTTTGGGGATGGGTGCTCAAGTCTTTGAAGTATTGACTCAGCACCCTGTGATTGTTGATCGAATCAAGTACACGGGTCGAGATACCGCCACTCCCGAGCTTTTGGCTTCACTGTTTGGCATCCCCAATGTTTATGTTGGCGATGCTATTCAGGCAAGTGATGCTGGCGTGTTTTCTGATGTATGGGGCAAGGATATGGTACTTGCTTACACTCCAATTGCATCGCTGGCTCAAAGGGGACTGCCTAGCTATGGGTACACCTACAACCTTAACGGATACCCAATGAGTGAGCCAGCGTATTACGAAAACAACCAGAAGAGCTGGTGTTTCCCGGTGTCCAGCTGCGAAGCTCCCGCCATTGCCTCCAAGGCGGCTGGCTACCTAATCAAAAACGCAGTCGCCTGATCATGCCCGCCTACACCGTTCTCAATGGCCCTGTTTACCACGACGGGGCCCGCTATGAAGATGGCGCCGAGATCCCCCGGCTAACCACCGAAGAAGCTGCCGCTCTGATGGCCTTGGGGGTTGTTGGTGCCACGCCCGAAGGTGGCAAGAAGACCAAGCCTGCGGAGCCTGGCGACTGATGGATGACCTGGATGACTTCCTAGACTCGGACCTGGATGTTGTCCCCGTGATAGCCGGCGCCATTGCTGGTGACGGCTATCTTGATCTGAACAGTGAAATGATTTTTGATGGCAACCTGACTATAATTGATTATTTATTAATTGCACAAACTAGCAAGTTTGGAGGGTTGGGATATGGTGCAGCAATTAGCGTAGATGGCGAAACGTATAAAGTGGAAATGTCACCGCAACGGTTTGACGATGGCAAGTTTTGCAGAATTCCGCTTGTCCGGGTTGACGCCCCAGAAGAGACGGTGGTGATCCTGGATGGCGGCGCGGCGTTGGTGCCGGTCCCACCAGCGCCAACAGTGATTGAATATATTTACGATGGGGGTGGCGCATGACTACCCAAGTAGTTT